AGCTACACCAATACAACAGTATGATTGGACTATCCGGTATGTATCACATAGGTATGGCGTAGTAGGTGATGAGCCTAACTACTGTGGTGCATTAGATCATTGGAAGAGTAAGGGTTGGCATTGAAGAAGTCAGCACTCAGGTCTAATGGATCTACTACTCAATGGCGTAAGTTAAGAGAGATAGTCATACGCAGAGATGGTGGTACATGTCAGCTCTGTGGTATGGAGGGTAACCATGTAGATCACATCATACCTAGACGATTAGGTGGTGATGATAGCCTCTTAAACCTTCAATTATTATGTGCTTCCTGTAACCTCTCTAAGGGGGGCTTTTTTGATGGTAATAAAACACCCATGACCCTCCTTGGTTCTTTTATCCCGAATAATGAGCATACAAGCCACTATCAGGATGAATAGGTCATAATATGTCTAAGAAGGCTGTAACAGGCTCAGAAGGGCCTCAGAAGGTTTGGCATGGTGTTGTAGAACCTCGTATATGGACTAGAAGCCCAGATTTACCTTCTTTAGGCATTGATTTTATTGAATTCTGCGAGTCAATCGGCTTTAATCTCCTACCTTGGCAACAGTTCTTAGCCCATGAAATTTGCAAAGTAACTGAAGATGGCAAGTGGTATTTTAAGGAAGTGGGCGTGATTATCAGCCGTCAGAATGGCAAATCCACCTTTATGCAGCTCATGATTCTATGGAGAATGTACGCTTTAGAGCAGAAATTACAGGTACACACAGCTCACAAACTGACTACATCATCTGAAATCTTTTGGAAGATAGATGACACGATCCAATCCTTTGCTCATCTGGTCGATCGCTTTGGAAAGAAGTATGAATCTAAAGGATCACAGGAGATTAAGTTAAATACCGGAGAGCGATACCTAGTCCGAGCCAATAACTCAGCTTCTCGTGGTATTGCTGCACCAGATACGGTTTACATGGATGAAGTAAGAGAGTTCCATGATGATGAAGTCTGGTCATCGCTTCGATATACCCAGATGGCAACTCCTAATCCTCAGACTTTAATTTTTAGTAACGCTGGCGATCAGCATTCGATAATCCTGAATAGATTAAGAGATCGTGGAGTCGCAGCAGCTGGTGGAGCAGACGATCGCATTGGCTGGTTTGAATGGAGTGCTGAGCCCGGTTGCAAGATCGATGATCGCAACGCATGGGCACAAGCCAATCCATCACTCGGTCACACTATTTCGATCGAGAATTTAGAAGCTGCCATGATGGATGATGAGTCGATCGTCCGTACTGAACTTCTATGTCAATGGGTATCTCAGATCAACCCAGCCATCAATCCTTCGTCATGGGCATCATGTGCCAAGCCTAAAATGAAACTTGACAAGGAGAAGCAAACATGGATGGCGATCGATCTTTCACCGGATCGCCGAGCAGGTGCGTTGATCGCAGCTCAGAGACTCGATGACAATAAATTCTTAGTGGTCTTGCTGGAGACTTTTAATAACCCAGTAAACCTAGACGATAAACAGTTAGCCAACTCAGTAGCAGACTGGGTTCGTAAATATCAGGTCGAGACTGTGGCTTATTCACGCCAAACTTCAGGCGCAGTCGCTGCTCGACTGGCTCCAGCAGGAATCAACACGACTCCGATCGATGGCGCGGTCTATGGACAAGCCTGTGATGAAATGCTCTCAGCAATTACGAGCCAGAGACTTCTACATACCAATCAGGAAGAGCTAACTAAGCAAGTTCTCTCAGCTGTCAAGTTACCGTTCCGAGATGGTGGCTGGTATCTAGGTCGCAAGGTCTCAAATTCCACAATCTGCTCAGCTGTGGCTATGGCTATGGTTTCTCACTTCGCCACAGCACCAGATGCTGAAATGGATATTATGATAGGTTAGACATTATGGTACAATATGTCTAATGGGACTATTCGATCGTTTCGTCAAAGCTCCTTCTGTGGAAATGTCAAACACAGATGTTGCAGCTTCACTTCAGCCATTTAATCTTTCATCTTCTGTTTACGGTTTGCTTAATGCTCCTGTAAATGTCGATCGTTCTTCTGCTATGTCAGTTCCAGCAGTGGCTCGCGCCCGTAACATTATCTGCGGAACTATCGGATCACTTCCGTTACAGCAATACAACAGAATTACCGGAGCTCACATCGACCCACTGAGAGTAATCAATCAACCCGATCCACGAGTCTCCGGTTTTGTTGTTTACAACTGGTTAGCAGAAGACATCTGGCTTTATGGTGTTGGCTTTGGATTAGTTCTTGATGCTTATGCAGAAGATGGTCGCATTCGATCATGGACTCGCATCGATCCTCGTCGCGTTCAACCTAAATATAACTTAGCGATGAATGAGATCGATGGTTATGATGTCGATGGTCGCATGGCTCCTATTGCTGGTGTTGGTTCAGTAATTCGATTCGATGGATACGATGAAGGATTCTTAAATCGCGCTGGTCGCACAATTACAGCTGCTATCGAACTTGAAAAGGCTGCACTCTCTTATGCTAAAGAGCCAGTTCCATCAATGGTACTTAAATCTAATGGTACAAATTTAACAGCAGAGCGCATCGCTAAACTTCTGGAAGCATGGCGCAATTCTCGCGCTACTCGATCAACTGCTTTCCTCAATGCCGATGTTGAAATGCAATCTGTTGGCTTTGATCCTAAGAGTTTGCAACTGGTAGAAGGTCGATCTTATGTGGCTCTGGAAGTCTCTCGCGCAGCAGGCATTCCTGCGTATTTTATCTCTGCTGAAAATACTTCAATGACTTATTCCAACGCTACATCCGAGCGTCGTTCATTAGTGGACTTCTCACTTCGTCCAATCCTTGCAAGCATTGAACAACGGTTATCTTTACCGGACATCTGCCCTAGCACTTCAGAAATTCGCTTTGATCTTGACGATTTCTTACGCGGTAATGCGTTAGAACGCGCTCAGGTTTATCAAATACTAAACACAATCGGCGCGATGAGCGTTGAACAAATCCAAGAGGAAGAGGACTTGATTCGATGAAGATCGATATGCCAGTCACACTTACAGCAGCTGATTCAGCTGCTCGTACAATCTCAGGTCGCATCGTTACATGGGGCGAGCAGGGCAACACTTCTGCTGGGCCGACAATCTTTGCTGCTGAGTCAATCAAATTTAACAAGAATGTGAAACTGCTCCTAGAGCATGATCGCACCCGTCCAATCGGCAAACTACTTTCTTATGAAGTAACCAAACAAGGTATTGATGCGACTTTCAAGATCGCTAACACAATGGCTGGAGAAGATGCTTTGGTAGAAGCTGCTGATGGACTCCGAGATGGCTTCTCAGTAGGAGTCAAGGTCGATGCATGGGACAACCAAGATGGCGTGATGGTGATTTCTAAATCATCGATCATGGAGACATCACTTGTCACCGATCCGGCAATCGATTCTGCGCGAGTATCGCAGGTCGCAGCTTCTGAAGAAGAAGCCACCCAAGTTTCTGAGACATCCGTTTCAGAAGTTCAATCAGAAGGAGAACAAGTGTCAGACACTACCGTTCCAGAGACTCCTGCCGTTGCTGAAGCGGTAGAAGCACACAAAGTAGAAGCTGCTGCGACTCGTCCAGCATTCTACGCAGCTCCTCGCATCAATCCTAACCTCACAGCAGGTCAGTTACTAGAAGCGAACATTAAAGCATCAATGGGTGATGAAGATTCTCGTCAGTTAGTTATGGCTACTAACGATACTTCAACAAACACTGGTACAACTCTTGCGCCACACATGCAGGAATTCATAACAACTTCAATCGATGGCCGTCCAGCCGTTGATGCAGTTTCTCGTGGCGTATTGCCAGCATCAGGAATGTCTTTTACAATTCCTAAGCTAGGTACTGCTCCAACAATCGATGGCGATTCAACTGAAGGCGAAGCCCTTGGTGGAACTGAAATGGCTTCAACATACATTACTGTTGATGTCAAAAAAGCAGCCGGACTTCAAAATATCAGCTGGGAATTGCTTGATCGCAGCTCACCAACATTCTACGATGAACTTATTCGTGAACTTAACCTTGCTTACGCAAAGGCTACAGATACAGCACTCGTTGCTCGTCTAGCAGCTGACGGAACACAAGGTTCAACACAAGCAGCAACAATCGCTGGCCTAAAGGCATACATTGGCAAAGAAACTCCAGCAGCTTACAAGGCAGCAGGAAAGTTTGCTAAGAACCTTATTGCTAACACAGCTTGGTGGGAGACCATCATTACAGCGGAAGATACAACAAATCGTCCGCTATTCATCGCTGCTCAACCAACAAATGCGCCGGGAAATGTTGGAGTTAATTCTCTAACTGGCACTGTCATGGGTCAAAACCTATTCGTTGATCCACACATGACTGTAACAACTCTTATCGATGATTCTGCATTCTTGGTAGTACCAGAATCAGTTACATTCTACGAGGCTCCAAAGACCCAGATTCAGGTTCAGGCTTTGGCTAACGGTCGCCTACAGGTTGCTGTTTACGGTTACTACGCGATCGCTACAAAGGTCGGCGCAGGTATCCGTCGCTTTAACCTAACCTAAGAAACACTAATCATGGGGGGGCGGTTGCTCCCGATCGCTCCCCCAGCAGTTTAGAGAGGACTGAAATGCCAACAATAATCACTGCTTCCGAGCTTCGATCTGTGCTTGGCGTTTCAGTTTCTCTTTACTCTGACACAGTGCTATCAGACATTATTGATAGTGCTGAGGGAGTTATCTTGCCAATGCTTAACAGTTACTCAATCTCCGTCGATGCAGTTTCATTAGTTAATAACATTGCTTACTTCTCAACACCTTTGCCACAACCTTTCAATGAAGGTCAATCAGTAGTTATTGCTGGATGTGGAACACCTTTTAACGGTACTAGAACTATCACTACAGATTTATTAGATGACTTTACATTCTCAGCTGCTATTACTAACGCTGACATCATCTCAAAGAACATTATTCCATCGGGCACTGCAACCCTTACTGGCGCATCGACTTATGTCGGAAACAGCGCGGTAGAATCAGCAGTCACAGTAGTCTCAGTAGAAATCTTTCAAAGTCGTACAGCACCCGGAGGACAGATCGAGGGCGTAGATTTCAGCCCATCTCCATTCCGCATGGGCCGATCACTTTACAATCGTGTCTCTGGCCTTCTAGGTAGTTTGGTAGATGTTGGAAGTATTGCTCAATGACAATACTCAGCCAAGTACGCCAACCCTTAGCAACAGCCTTAGCATCTGTCTCAGCTAATATCTTTGCTTATGTTCCGGAAACTATTCCAGCACCAGCGGTAGTTATAGTTCCAGATTCACCTTATATGGAATTTCAAACCATTGGCAGTAATTCAACCTTTCGCGCAAAGATCAATATGACGATCACTTGCGCTGTCGCATATAACTCAAACCCAGCAAGCCTCGATAATCTTGAGCAACTGGTAACAAGTGTAGTTAGCCTAATTCCAGCAGGATATGAGCTAACTGCGGTCGATAGACCAACCGTAACTACCATAGGAGCAGGACAACTGCTCGTAGCCGACATTCGTGTGGCTACTTACTATACCCAATCATAAGGAGCACAAGTGGCAACAACAGTAATCACAGGGCGCGACTTAGCCTTGACTATCGACTCAAAAAGTTACGATGCTCAAGCCCTAAGTGCAAGCCTTGAAACAACTTTAGATCGTCAAGCATACGAGACCCTAGATGGTCGCGTTTTCAAGACAGTCGATACCGATGCAACAATGACTTTGGAACTACTAGCAGACTGGGGCGCATCAACTGGCGCAGCTTATTCAATCTGTGAACTTCTATGGGCAGCAGCATCATCAGCACCAGATACTTCATTGGCTTATACATTTACAGCAGCAACTGGCGCAGTCTTTACAGGTAACATTTACCCATCATTCCCAACAGCCAACGGTGCTGGCAAGGATGCTCAGACTGTATCATTTACTTTGCAGTGCACAGCCAAGCCAACATTAACTGTTAGCTAATCATTAACCAACGGGAGCAATAATGAAACTACCAATAACAATTACATATAACTCTGGTGAAGAACAGTCATTCGTGGCTCAACCACCAGAGTGGGCTAAATGGGAAAAGCACACTGGTCACTCAGCTACACAATGGAATGAAGTGGGTGGAGTCTGGGACATCATGTTCTTGGCTTGGAACACTTTGAAGCGTGAGTCCGGTGGGCAACCTGTTAAACCTTTCGAAGCATGGATGGATACCGTCGCAGACTTTGAAGTAGGTTTATCAAACCCAAAAGCCATGAGCCAGGAAGCATCAGCCGACTCCTAATAGAGGTGGCAATAGCCACTGGGATTCCGATGAGTGAATGGCTGGATGCAGAGGATTTATTAACAGCGATTGAAGTAGTGAAGGAGCGAAATGGCAACTGAGACAATCAGTTATGATCGCTCCGAACTTCGATCAATCATCAAAGCATTCAAAGCTATGGATGATCAAGCTGTAGAAGAGGCTAAGAAACAATCATCTGCACTAGCGGAATATGCTGGAGCAAAGATTAAAGAGAAGGCTGCTACTCGTACAGTCTCACCTATCGCAGCTCAGAGAATTGCAGATGG